AAAGTGGAAAACACACTGTAAAAGTAAAAAACTTTCCCAACCGGGTTCGAACCGATGACCTTGCGATTAACAGTCGCACGCTCTACCAACTGAGCTATGGGAAAAAAACGACAATTGTACTATTAATATACGGTACATGTGTCCTCTCTACCTGAATCGAACAGGTGACAAATGGAACTACAGTCCATTGCTCTACCAACTGAGCTAAGAGAGGTGGGATGAGCTCCCACCAAGAATCGAACTTGGACTTAAGGTATCAGAAACCTGCGTCATAACCACTAGACCATGAGAGCCGGAGTGGCTCCTTCGTCCCCCACTATATATGTATTATGAGTCTTTTCTTTAACCCCGTTTATGAGCTTCATACTCACGAGAGAAACAGAGAACAAACCAGCGGAGGTATTAGCAACAATCATAGGCACTACATTGAAATAAATTGAGTACACGAGACCCAATGAACTTGCCAAAACGTTGAGACCTAGGAATGTATAGTTGATCGCATCAGTATCTTTGGTTCTATACACGTGAACAATTTGGGGGACAAACATGACCGCGATGAGTATAGAACTTACCAGTCCAATTGAATCGATGATGCGATCCATTATTCATTACTAATTTATAAAGTTTCGATAGACTTAAGTCTCCAAATAACATCTTTTACAATGAGGAAAATACATTCTAAAAGATGTTCCAAACGGGGCTCGAACCCGTGACTTTGGCGTTATAAGCACCACACTCTAACCAACTGAGTTACTGGAACAGTGTGCAATCTGATTATATTACTAACCAACTTGTATAACGGTGGGATCCTTTCCCACATCTTAATAAGTCGTAAAATCTTTAACTGGATTTACGAATGTTCATTTTAATTAAATAAACCGTGAGAAGTGTAGATAATACAAAACAAATAACGCTAATGTAATCATAGGCCTTCTTTATGTTATCATATCCTGGTTGAACAATTTTATCAATACCAGATGGTTTGACTATGAGATTATCCAATAAAAAATAAGCACTACCCCAACCTTCTTTTGCATTTTCAGTTTCTACAACTTTTTGGTATGCTAATGGAAACTTATAGGTATACTTGGAAAGATGTCTATTTGTCTCAAAATCGGAATGTCCCCCCAGGAAATTATTTTCTATAGCAAAATTCATATATTTATCATTGTATATAACTGCATGTGAAGCACTATTGTACATTAAGAGTTGATGTGTTTTACCTACAATCACATCTGTTGGAAGTGGAAACCCGAATGTAGTTCCCAAGTTATAAATGTCGGGATTTTTCTCTGTGAAAAATGTGTTTAAATCTTCAACAATTTCCGGATCCCTAATACGTTCATCAAACTCACAATCATCTTCTAAAACAAGGATTCTTTTACAACCCCTTTCAAGTGCATGTTTGAACGCAGTTTTATAGGCATCCTCTAAATCAATATTTGGTTTATTCTCGCGCAGTGACTTATTACACTTTTTGTAACCAAAATTGTATTGAAAAAATACTCTAGAAGTTGGTTCGGCTTTCATGATATGCTGATAGATCTGATCCTCCCTTGGAGAGTCGTGCATGATGAGTACGTATGTACAATCCACAGTAGAATCCAGGTTACCTTTTGGGAGTTTATATTCCCTATAATAATAACAACTATCCATTACAATACCTTAGAAAATTTACTCCACTGGTTCTATAACTTTGAGTTTGTAATTATCTTTATCGCCATAAACAAACTTTTTGTAGGCATGCTCCATAAATTCGGGCATACCGTTCCCATTTTTTGTGAGATCTGCGAGACCCGGTATCCCACAAGAGAGACGTCGAAAGAAGAGTGTACTTTGCTTCGATGTATCCTTGGAGACATCACCAACCCTATAGTACTTGTCGAACTGTTCGACATTTTCAATATCATCTTTGTGTGTGATTTTCATTTGTATCCGTTTGTTATCATCTTTCTCATTTATAGAACCCGAGTGGATGAGATCAGCGTTAAATAAGATAGCTTGTCCAGGTTTGCATGGAACACTCTCCAAGGATTTACTGAGGTATATTTTATTCTTATCTTCATGTGAATTGGGTATGACATCTAGACATGCTTTCATATCTTCTAGGTAGAAGATGATCGTATATGAGGGATATTTTAACTTGGAATTGAATACGAAACCATTCTCATCGCGGTGGCATGTGGATACACTAGATTTCTCGATGGAAAATATATAATCCACGAATGTATACTCTTCACCACATATCGAATAGATTTCTTTCAATATACCTGGGTGATTGTTTATAAACTTCTTGATAGCCAAGTATTGTTTCGACTTTACGAGACCGAGAATATAATTGACTTCACTCTCATTGAACACATCAAGTACTTTAAACCCCGGAGTATCATCTCGGGATTTTACGAATTTCAGGTTGTTATTTGCAGTTATATATAAATATGCAAATAACAATATGAGGATAAATAGAATCCACATCTTATACTAATGGGATATTTTTATTATTGTTTAGCTCAAAATCTCCGATAAAAGGATAAATTGCTGAGATATGACCATCATCTTAGCCATGTTCGTCTTGGGGCCGTAGTCACCATAGCCCACAGTGCTCATGGTGGTGAATGAAAAATAGAAAGGATCTATAGTATTCTTGAAACCGAAAGCTTTGGGATCGACTTCGTTAAGTATAGAATATAGGATACCATAGAAGAGAGTCGTCGCGAGGATAATAGAGAGTTTCTGCATTATATACTATACCTCAACAGAATTATCAAGACTCTTTCTCGATATTCTCATATTCTTAACACTTGATAACCACCTGGAGATGGGGTTAGAAATATCTGAACCCATGTCACAATTAATTATGCTGAGACCGTTACATACATCTGGTTTATTCTCTTTATTAGGAAATGCTTCATTGAAGGCCCTAATAGAAATTGAAGGTATATCAGGAGCCTCATCTAAAAATCTATCATACTCTGTACGACACTTCTTTAACAACCCTGTAATATCTGCACGATGTGTAACATCTAGGGATAATTCCATATCTATATTTCGGTAGTACTTTGAATATTGTTTACACATCGCAGAATGCGCCAGTTCTAAGTTTGCACTTTGACCAAACTTACTGATGGATGTGAGAATACCACCGAACACATTTAGGAATGCGAAAAAATACATTACAATCATGATCCTTATCTTCGTGTCTGAGTCTACATCGTCATTATTACTTGGATTAAGAACTGCGAAACCACCTACACCTGTGATACTCGCAATGATTATACTTGGGTAGGACAAGCAGTCATGTTGTTGTTTATAATAGAGTCGAGCGTGATTATGGAGCCATCGATAGCCAGCGGCTTTTTCAGCCCACTTGATGAGTAACTTCTCCTGTTTCTCACACCAAAAATGCTCATGGGGCACATCCACTTCACCCATTGCACTTACTATTAACATATATAATTTTCAAGTTCTGGTTTCATTTCTTGTACCCACCATTTTTTTTTCACGGGGTCCCATTTTGCACCAAATGATTTAACGTGATCTTTATCACTAAAAGGAACATTCAAATAAATACACTCTTTCACGGGTGTATTCATATATTTCTCAGCTTCTGGGCGAGTTTTGAAAGATTTGTATACCGCACCTGGATACTCGTCAATTTGTGTTTTAGCCTCACCCCACGTGGTGTAAATACCTGGGATATGTCCTCGAATGATACCGTAAAACTTTGCAGCAGTTCCACCTGCAGCTTCATAGGCTAATTTATCAACTTCTTCATTTTTTAGATCTCCGTTATGTGCTTTTACCCATTTCCAATTAACAAGTTTCAGTTTATTACGTACTTCATCAATAGCAATCCATAACTCTTTATTTTTCACCGGTGTACCCGTGGAAGTCACCCAGTTATTCTTTTTCCAATTTATAATCCATGCGCTAATACCATTCTTCACGTATTGACTATCCGTGAATATACACACTTCTTGGATGTCCCTATTCAAACATTCTTCGAGGGCTTTGAGAACTGCGGTCATCTCCATTGCATTATTGGTGGTATCAGACTGTTTACCACTGAGTTTAAAATCATCACCCACCACACCCCAACCACCACGTCCAGGATTCCCCAAACAACTCCCATCAGTGTAAACCTCATACATGATTACTCATCACACTTATCTTTTATATCCCATTTAATTGAATTTATTATGTATATATATTATAATGAACGATAGGATAATTATCACATCTGCATTCGTAATAATTACATTAATATTGATATTGATATTGATAATCAATACACAAAATACGAAACCTATGAAATCTCAGGAACAACCTAAATTCAATATACTTGGTGTGTCCATGTCTAAAAAGCCCGGTAATTCTGGAAAAACTGAGAATTATACATCAGGTGAACTGGCTGAAATATCCAAACAAGTTGAATTTACTTATAAATTTTCCATTGAATCGGGTGTAGATTTAATAAAGTCGATTAAGTGTTCTCGTACACATGGTACTTACAGTGACATCCGGAATATAGATGCACCCGTTTCGAAGAATACTATTTATGAATTTAAATTCACACCAAAAGAAGGTGAAAATGTAGTAGGTACACACACATTTACGTTGTCTTTCGATTCGAATACACTTGGAGATGGTAACATAGTGGCTACAGGAGAAAGTATAATAAACGCCAACCAACTTTCAAGGGTGATAGATGCAAATGAAATTCAAGAACTTACATTAGTTGACGTTGGTGGTGACAATGAACTCATAACTTCTATTACTAAAAGGCGGGTTATAATAAAATATGATGATATCAATATATTTGGTGAAGAAGATGTATACTTATCACCATTAGTGAATGATACTGATAACGGTGTTTGTATAAAAAAATTTAATAATGAAACAAATATCACAAATACGCAATTCCCCACCGAAATAAGAAATTGTACTCCACTTTACGTATCAAAATATCAAGGTAAAACATTGATATCGACATCTAGTACTCCATCAGATCCCGATGCCAAATTTCTCACGAGGTATAATTTTACACGGGGACCCCTGGAAAACTATAACTATAAAGGGTTAATTAGTGGTACACCGTATTGGTTCAATAGATACCAAACCGAGGTTTATTATGGTGATGATAGAGAATATGCATTGAAGAACTGTTCTGAGGCGTGTGACGCCTACATATATCAGGGAGAGTGTAAAGGATTTGTCATAGAAAATGGGTTCAAACACAATGGCGGTAATAACGATAACGCTTTAACATGTAAAATCATTGATTCTCCCACAAACAATGCGAATTCTAAAACTTCGAATGCTAAGTGTGGTAGTAATAATGTAGAAAATCTATGGAATGATAGTGGTAATTGTACCAAGACGGAACCAAGAGGTACACCTAATGTATTATACAATGATATAAAGAATGGATTATATTGGAATGAAAAAAAACGTACTAATCAAACACCAGAAGTAGATACTTATATGTCTATATCAGCTGAGGTATCATATAAATTTGAAACTTTAGAGAGTGGGTCAATGTCTAACAAACTTTTCACATTGGAATTCCCAGATGACGAGATCATAGATATTGGTTTTGGTCTTGAGGGTTGTCCTGACCCTACTTCCCCTATTATCACTAATCCTGGTACTGGATTTTACGTTGTTGCAACGTCTACTACTAGATGGGACCAGTATTTTGCTTCCAATAATGGTGTAGTCACTACTATGTCAGTACTAGGATTCAACGGAATTAGTTGTCAACCCAAACCCGCCGATGTTGGACATTCATGGTTCATCAAGAATAGGGTAGGTGGTGGCGCTACTATAGTAGGACGAAGGAATTAATACTTTCTTAAACATTATCTATATCGGGAGGGGTATATTTAAGTGGGTTATCAGGTTTGAAGAAGTCCTTAAATGGACACCCTTCACAACGTCTGTGACGTACCGCACATGTGAGTGCATCGGCGTTCTTGATACAAGGTTTTTTCCGTTGTCGATAGGTTCGTCGTCGTCGAATGGCGTAAATAACGATTGGGGTAGCTAACATATACAATACTAAGTGTTGTCGTTTTTAAATAGCATTAACAGTGCATTTTAAAAATGATTTTTTATTTTTTATTTTTTATTTAATGTACCGAAACCAACAAATTAGTTGGAGAAGGCCAAACCGCCCATGCCACTTTGTATGCGGAGAACGTTGTAGTTGGTCGCGAACATGTGCATGGTCTCAGCATCAGTCGCCTTCATCGTGACCGCAACCTGCGCGTTATCGATGCGCGAGAAGTTGCAGGTACCGGTGGGCTGATGTTCTTCGGGCTTCAGCGCGAAAGAATACGAGTACACACCGGGGCAGGGGTTGCCGGAGTGGTGGTTGTAAGCCTGCACCTGGTTGAAGTACTTACCTTCCTGCTCCTTGAAGCGATCCTGACCGTTAAGGACAAGCTTGAACTTGGAGAGGGGACCCGCGAGTTCCTCGGTGTATCCCACGGTAGAGGTACCGGTGGCGTAGAGGGGGGTACCGACCGCGGAGATGGGCACGAAGCAGTTGGACAAGTTCGCGTCGAGAACGTCGGACTCGAGAACGACATCAGCAGCCAAGTTCTTGGAGGTGAAGTTCCACAGTTCCGAACGAGCGGCAGTGTTGGAGAAGCACCACACAAGCTCCTTAACGGGGTGGTTGTAGGAGAGGCGGACCTGCACGGGGCTGGCGGACTTGACGGTGTCGGAACCAGTGTGCTGCACCTGTTCGATCAGGTATTCATGACCCTTCTGGGCGAATCGGCGTCGCTCTTCGGTGTCCAGGTAGACGTAGTTGGCCCACACCTTGAAAGTGTTCTTGTCCAGGTAGGTGGAGAAGGTGGACGCGATGTCGATGTCGATGCGCACTTCATGGTACTGAAGGGCGATCAGAGGCAAGTACAATCCGGGGTTCCTGTTGAAGAAGAAGATGAGGGGAAGGTAGACGGTGCTGGAGGCAGCAGTGGTCATCTTAGCCCAGGTAGCCTTCTTGGCTTCGTCCAAGTAAAGCTCCGAGTACAAACGCCACCATTTCTGGTAGTGCTTGTCGATGCGCTGACCACCGATGGAAAGCTCAACGTTGTTGATCGCACGCTCGGCGACCCAGTTGCAGTCATTGGTGGCGTGCACGGTGGAGGTGTTGGAGGTGAGCGACTTCAGTTCGAGGTACATATCACCGACAAGGTCACCGTTACGGGCAACAGTCACGGAGACGCGACCGGAGTCAGCGGCAGTACCGTTGACGGTCTGCTCGATGTTCTCCATCGCGAAGTTGGTGTGACGCTTGTATTTCGCCTGGTAGAAGGTAACTTCGGGGTTACCGGTAAGGTAGACGTCTTGAGCGCCGTAGGCTACGAGTTGCATGAGACCGCCAGCCATTGTGAGTGTTTGTACTCTATACGGAGAAAATAATTTTGAGTAAATGCGCATTTATCGAACCCAGTTTTTCTCAGTGTAGATTAAATGTCGACACAGCCTGAAGAAATTGAAGAAATTGAAATTGAAGAAGGTGAGATTATCTCCGAGGATGATATTTCAGAAATGGAAGATGATGATGATGATAGTATGGATATTGCCGAATTGATGACATCTCTTTTGGCAACGGATGAAGGTGACACTGTATGCTCCGCCCTTGTCAATATCGCGAACCAGCTCCAGACTCAAAATAAAATTTTGATAAAGATGTTGAGTCAAATTAAAAATTAATTTAGAGAAAAGAATACTAGTTATTGTAAATGAAAGTCACTCACTTCATTGACAAGGATCCGAATATCTATGAAGCACTCGCTGAGTTGCAGAAACAGAACATCCAGTCAATGAATGAGGAACAGGTTATGAAGATTGTAGATGATTTCGAATTTAGATGGTACCTCAACCCCGAAATTCATTCAAAATGTTTAGAGAGGGCTGCCAAATTGGGGTACCGACAATTTGTTCACCCTGATAATTTTGACGATGACGGATTTCCCAGGCCCGATCAATTCGACATTATGGCCATCCTTGGTATAAAAAACCGTATGATTAACTTTCTTATCCAGCTTACGAATCATGTACAAGCGAATGGTAAGGGATATGAAGAAGTCGACCTGACCATCAAGCGAATTAATTATGTCATTCTTCAGATTGAGGATGGGTTTGAGAATGTAAGGCGTCATCGTATCTCGTATGAACGTGTAAACTCACCAACAGCACTCCCACAAGTAAGTATATACACTGACCCATCTGCGATGAATGAAGAAGATATTGAAAGTTCGACCCCTTTTCAGAAGTGTCTGATGCTTTCTCTGAAGGAGGCGTATAGAGCTGGATACCGTCGATATAAGGGACACTGTTGTGAAGAAATTAAGACTGTTGATGGGTTTCGTACGAGAGCGTGGGACCCAAAGTTTACCATCGAAGACTATGTCTATTCACTCCCGAAAAAAGAGAGTAACTTCTTGATTTGGAAAAACTTTACAAGTAAGGGGTCTATCTTTCGAGAAGTCATCGATAATCTCTCAAAGTGTAAAGATGCACAATTCCCAGAGATCAAGAAGCGTCGTCATGTATGGGCTTTCAAAAACGGTGTGTTTGTGGGTAAAGAATGGATCCCCGAAAGAGGTGCGTATGAGTGCAGGTTTTACCCTTATAAAAGTGATAAATATGCATGCCTTGACCCAAGTATCATCGCATGTAAATATTTTGATAAGCAATTTGATGACTTTTCTCATGTGGAAAACTGGAAAGACATTCCTACCCCCTATTTTGACTCTGTTCTAAAGTATCAGAAGTTTGAAGATGAGGTGTGCAATTGGGCGTACGTCATGGGTGGACGACTATGCTTCGATATTGGTGAACTGGATGGATGGCAGGTGATCCCATTCTTCAAGGGTATTGCACGTTCGGGTAAATCCACTCTAATCACAAAGGTTTTCAAAAAGTTCTACGAATCTGAAGATGTTGGAACACTTTCAAACAACATCGAAAAGAAGTTTGGTCTGTCTGCGATTAAGGATTCCTTCATGTTTATAGCCCCTGAGGTGAAGGGTGATCTCGCCCTAGAGCAGGCTGAATTCCAATCAATTGTTTCAGGGGAAGATGTGTCCATCGCAATCAAGAACCAAACTGCTGTATCAATCGAATGGAAGGTTCCAGGTGTCTTGGGGGGTAATGAAGTTCCCAATTGGAAAGACAACTCTGGATCGGTGTTACGTCGTATTTTACCATGGAACTTTGGTAAACAGGTACAGGATGCTGACCCACAACTCGATGAAAAGCTCGATCGGGAGTTACCTATTATTCTTCTCAAGTGCGTCAGGGGGTACCTCGATTACTCGAGTAAGTATAGAGACAAAGATATTTGGAACGTCGTCCCCAAATACTTCAAGACGATTCAGAAACAAGTTGCGATGGTTGCGAGTAGTCTCACAAACTTCTTAGAATCTACATACGTCAAACTCGATAAGGACCTTTTCGTACCTCAAAAAGAATTCATCCCCAAGTTTAACCAGCACTGTAAAGAGAACAATCTGGGAAGTCACAAGTTCCATCAGGATTTCTATGCTGGTCCATTCAGTTCACGAGAAATCGAGGTGCGCATTGATACAGTTACATACAAGGGGCGACTTTACAAACACCAACCAGTCATCTATGGTCTAGATTTGATCAACGATGATGATGATATTACTTTCACAGACAATCATTAAAAAAAAACTCTTATATAATAACATGAGCCAGAAGGTCAAGGAATTTGTCCGAGAATCTGGCATCGAAGTGTCAAATTCCAATTCAAATGATGATAATTTTGCGAGAGAACTCGAAGAAACCATGCTTCGAAAAGAGCGCGAACGCGCTGCGGGATTTCGCTCACCCCCCCGACCTAGACCTAGACAGGTTCAGGTTCCCCAACGTCTTCAGAGGAATTTAATTAATGACCAGACATTCAATGAATTTGATGATGTGAATGCAGAAAAGATAGCTAATAACGTACTTCGTGAATTTGAAGACATGCCCAATATTAGTAATGAAAATGCAAAAGCTCTCTTTGCACCCAGTACTCCCCTCCAGTTTAGTAAATTCAATCCAGGCATGTTTAATGCCAATGTTGATTCTGGGTTTGCACCAAAAGATACGGTCGTTGATCTTAAAAAAATACTGGTAAAGAAGCCACTTCCAAAAACACCAATTGGTGAAGGCCTTTACGTAGACACCAAAGAAATTAAAGGGGTGTATGGACAGTTTAAGACAGGTTTCTCTCACACTCGAAATGCCGGTCCCAAGGGGTCTCTTAATAAAAATTTTGCAAGTGTGCAATTCATGATCACACTTTCCAATGACACTGAAAGTAAAGGTGGTACTGTAAATATTTACCGAAATGGTAAGATTCGATTTTCTAGTGGATTTGTCGGAACGAATATCGCGAATCAACCTGAACTTCTTCGTCGTTTCATCGTTAATAACTATACCGAGCGTCAGTTATTTTTATATAACCCCTTCACCTACAACAACCTGAGTGGAAAGTTTAGAATTAATGGTCAGTTTAGGAGTTTACCTGTGATCGCAAGTCGACAACGAATGTATGGTATGACGAATATGTCGATCGTTGAAGAACTCACACCCTTCCTTTATGTACCCATCGAAAGTGCCACTTTGATTTTTTCAAAAAGTGGTAACGTTCAGGTTGTAGGTGCGAAAACTCCCGGTAACATGCTCAAAGGGTACGACACTGCGAAAGATTTAATTGAAAAATTACACGATGATGACCAGGTTAATGTGACTGGGGTGTTTGATGGAGGTGTAAAAGCTACTAAATCGAAGCCAAAAAAGAAAATTGTCTCACCAAAGAGAAAATATGCCAAAAGAAACTCGAATGAGAATGAACGCATGACCAAAAGTGAACTCGTAGCACTTGCTAGACGTAAGGGTGTTGTGAATTTCAGAACCAAGGTAAACGGTAGTTCTAGAATTGCAACCAAGGATGAGATTCGCACTAGAATTAAGAACATTTCTAATAAAAAGAATGTGACATTCAAAAACACTAAAAAGAATAAAAATGTCCGACTCGGTGGAAATGGTAATATATTTAGGGTTGGTCGTGAGATATGTACAAACCTTAAGAAGGATGAACTTATTCGTATCACTGGAATTCTCAAAATTAAACTTGATGAGAAAGAAACCAAGAAGACCTTATGTAAGAAAATTCAAACTGCACGGAACAATCTAGCCAAACCTAAATCACCACCACCACCACCTCCACCTAAACCTAGTAAGAGGCAGGTACAGCGTACAGCTGCGAATGTGAAACGTGATGTTACGAAGGCCATGGTCATGAAGAAGCGGGGTCTCGATGAGAACTCGATACGTAAAGATATCGCCAAACTTTACGGTGAGACCTGGATGAAGAAGTATAAACCTAACCTCAATCAGGATGTACGTAATATGAAGACAGCTCTTAACGCAATCAATAAGAAAAATAAGGCTGGTATCGCTTTCAAAAAAGATTTAGATAAGATCAAGAAGAATGTTGTCGGTCGTTGGAAGATGGAGAGAAAGAGGGAACTTGAGAGAAAGTATCTCATGAAAATGGTGAGTGTCAATGGTATAGCACTCAACACTGTAAATGAATATCGTCTGGCGGCTGCAAATTATATAATGAGTAGAAAGACAACTCCTTCTAATAGCAGGATGACTGAATATAAGAAGTATTGGTTGAAGTTTAGAGCCAATGCAAAATCAAATGCGCGTCCTAAAGGAATTAACAAGTCTGTTAGAGCTCGGATTAACCAAGTATAAGATTAACTAGCGCGGGCAATATTTTTGAGGTGGATTGTATGATAAGAGAAGTCGTATTTTGAGAATGTTTCTTTAATTTTATTAGAAAGGCACGTTGCTGTAACTATATGAGGATGCCCCGAACGCTCGAGTTCGAGGAACCGATCCTCCATCTTGATGAATGTTTTTAATACATCCTGAGACATTCCATCTGAGTGCATCTGAAGATACATATCCTTCGATGCACCTTGATTCATATAGAAATTTTTCGAACCCTCAACCTCATCGGATTTTGTGCGATTTTCACGCATGATTGCCAATACGAGGAGTATGAGAATGATAGGGAGTATCATTTACTATTTACTGAGAAACAAGTTTCACGAGATCATCAATCTTTTGGAGAATGTTTTGAAACTTATACACCGAATCCACCTCTGAGGGTTTCACGATCTCCAATTCGATTTGGTAACTCGCCTCCTCCTCAGAGTCCATATCAGCATTGTCTCCAGATGAGATGGTCATATCTATGCTGAGGTTCTTACGTAAAAAAGAGTGTCTAGTTTTGGTTCGCTTACGGTCCATCTCGTACTCCCCAGTTGTGGGAATCTCACGGGCGATGCAGAAGCGTACATCGAGAGGGTCTCGCTTGAAGTCCTCTTTAACGACACTGATCTTTTGAATCATCACTTGCTCACCAGTTTCTTCGTCACGTGTGATGCGAACATTATTTCCATCACTGTAATAGACTTCAGAAGTCGTACTCTTAACAGATTCCCATCCATTAAATTTCTTCAGACCCCGTAGAACTTGTTTCCATGTATCCTTACCTACATTAGTATCAAATAGGGAACCATTATGCTTACCGAGACGAATTTCAACTTCAACGTCACCCTCACCCTTGTGGGCTTCAAAGATAGGGAGTACTCTCTCTGCAATATTCATCTTAACATTTACTATTTGCGTCTTTCTCTTAAGCCTTTTTTACGCATAAATTGTAATGAAAGGTTTTGGAAACATCGGAAATACGTGTTATTTTAATACGGCCCTCCAATGCCTTTTGCATATTCCCGTAATGTCAAATCACTTCATACGAAATCCCTATACAGGTGTGTGTACATTCACCAGAGCATACTCTGATTTTATTCGGATATATTGGACGAAAGGTCAAGAAACTGTGGATGTTAAACCACTCCTCACAGAATTTCAAAAGGAATTTCCCCGTTTCAAAACAAATGAACAACACGACGTCCAAGAAGCTGTCATGTGTATCATTGATATTCTTGAGAGAGCTGCACCGGTGGTGAAAGAGTGGTTTTATGGAAAAAAAACACAGGAAACTATATGGCCGGGTGGGAAGTCATCGAATGAAGAGGACTTCAGTATTCATTTGATAACCCCTGAAGGTGGGGATATGGGTAAGATGTTAGCTAAGAGTACGGATTGGAACACACTTGAAAACTTTGAAGACACCCAAGGTAAAGTACACAATGTCGCTACGACTCGTATGGTCTTTTCAAAGCTGTCCCAAATTCTTATGATTTCATTCGATAGGAAAAGTCACATCAAAGTTATTGAAACTATTCACATTGAAGGTGTAGAGTATAATTTAATTGCCAGTGCTGTTCACGTTGGAAACCAAAATGATGGACACTACATCAGTTTTGTAAAACGAAAAAATAAATGGTTTTTATTAAATGATGAAAATATCAAAGAACACGAACTCCCTAATGAAGCTGGTCACTATTTCATGGTCTACAATCTAAAAACTCCTTCATCTGTATATTCTCCTTAATATTGACTATGGTTCGGTAAAACGTCCTCCTATTATTGGGATGTGTTTTATCAGTCCTCCTTTTTAATGGTTTCCACCACATCGGTTCTTCCCAGGTGACGTACATACATTCGACAATCGCACCATCTTCAAACCATGGTTTATCCTCTATTCGGTTATGCGGAATTTCACTCTCGAAATACATCTTCCCCTTTTCTTGTACATACAACCGCCAGGTTGGTATACCCGCATTAAATCCTGGTGTTTCTCTCGAAGGTTCCCTCTTCATGAGAAAATCTACAGTATTCTTCTCTTTTGGTTTCCATTTGAACATCGTTTCGTGAGTACCAATTCTAATAGGTTCATTCACGGGTGTGAATACGAGACCATCAATCTTTTGATCAATTTTGGGAAGATATTCATCCATGAACATAGCAAAATCCCTCATATGGTGGAACGTTTTACATTTGAGGCGGTATGTATCAGATTTCATATAGATGATAGAACGCATGAGAGATTTAGAAGCTTCTAAACGTTCCAACAAATTCTTATTCCATACAGATTCACCTGCGACGAGAATCGCGTCATACACCATTAGAGTCCCTTCGTAGAGTTCTCCATCGAGAATCGTTCCATCATAAGCACTCTTTTTAAGGTTAATGGGTACCTCAAACATAGCAAAAGCCCGATTTACAAATAGACATTTCTTCTTTCCTTCGTAGGTGAGGGCAACCATCATGTGTCGCTCACCATCAGTCTTCTCACATACCATATAATCACCTCCTTTGAGAATAGGAAAATGTTTATGTTCGATAGATATAGGTTGTGGACCTGGGAAATATTCCTTACTCCCCCAACGAGCATATAAAGTCTATGACATATTTGTGAAGTGGGGTAGACATATTATATGTTCTGTATAAAACTTTAATTTACTTTAACCCCTGCTGCATTTAGGATATTACCTAAACATTCATGTGTATAAGTCATCGTCAACTTAGCTGCAGTAAATGCATATATTCGCACACCACATTCCTTAAATTTCTCAAACATCTTTGGACTGATTTTCCAGTTTCCAGTCTTCTTATCTTTGATACTTTTGATTGTATTTTTCGTATACATTATCCACGCCTTCGCATCTGTAGAAATTACATGATAGATATTTTCGGAAATCTTGTTATCAATATTCGTATCAAAGTTGAGTCCCATCTGCGATGTAGGTTCGGTTGATTCATTCTTCACTTTTTGCTTGAAGAGTTCCCAATCGATACCTTCCCGAACACCTGGAAATACAAGACACCCAATTCCATCGTATTGTTTGAAACATTGTTCAAGGGAAGTCTCGTCAATTCCAACCCCAAAATCAATAAAAATAATACGTTCATACAATTTCATACATTTTTGAATTATTTCAGCTTTTTCATATGGATCATCATTAACGTATGTGATTTCATTATCATATTTATTTTGAATACATTTTACATTGAATCTGAGAATTGAATGTAATGTTTTTACATGACAGGATTTAGATCGCGTTACTATGATTGTACCAAACTTCATACTCTCAATAAAGTTCTAAACCTTAAGCCTATCTGCCATACACCCCGAAAATGGTAGATTACCAATATGCCCCAAAGTAGTATTCACATCTGCGAAAATTTTACCATCGGTCTGTTGCCAGCGGCGACAAAACGCATAATCTTCTGATAAGTATCTACGAGTATCTGGATCAATCATACAGTCAAAAACGGCATGGTATTCATCGAAGTCCCTATTCTGGTGATCATTCTTACACCAGAGGTCAGGGAACTTTTCCTCGAGAGTTGTAAACACAGAACGCTTAATAACCATGAAACCGGTGGGTCCATCCAAAATTTCAATAAATCCATTTTCTACAGGTCTATTCTTCGCCCCAAAGTTAATCACAAGACTCGAAGAGAGCATAGACATGTCACGGTCATCTCCAGCTTTAACAGCATTCGCTGCCTGGTCCCACATGATCACTTTTTTGGGATAACACGCAACAGATAGGTCATGTCCAGATCTTACGAGACGTACAACTGCCGCCGGGTCGAAATGAATATCAGCATCAATAAACATGAAGTATTCACAATCAGTCTTTTGCATGAATCGACCTACAGATGTATTACGAGCACGATGAACAAGGGATTCATTTTCCGTTGTATCAAGATATAATTGGATACCCTCTTTGATCAAGAGAAGTTGGAGTTTAATGATACTGGACATGTACTTCTCGAGACACATTCCACCATAACATGGTGTCGCGAGAAACAGTTTAGTCATTTTATTACAATTAACCTTTAAACTCTAAGTGTTTTTTTATAATCACTTCAATCTTATTCAATGTTGGTACGGATACTGAACATTTTTCACACATCTCACTCTTTGTAACTTTCGGTGAGAGAACTATATAAATAATAGCAGATGCTATACTATTTGGTGTCTTACTCATCAAATCTACACAATCATCTGTAGCCCCACACATTTTGTTACATTTGAGACGCTCTTCACGTGTTATAGTAAACGAATTCAATAACCTCTGCATCACATCAAATGCCTTCGTCACGTAATTCTTTTTTGTCGCACCAGATATGTTATCTTGGAAGATTTGCGTCGTACGACTTATATCTTTCGATTGAATCCCAAACATATCCGCAATCTCTTTCGTCGTTCTAGGGTGTTGCGCTAGTCTACATGCATAGAGTACACAATTGGCCTTGATTCCCAAACGCACCGCGCCTCGCGTTAATTTTTCATTATTGAATTTTCGATACAATATCTTTGCATCTTTCAGTACAGTCTCCGGTAGAGTGTAGCATGCTTCATCAATATCCTTGTATGCGTGGAATAGTGATCTATCTTTATGATTCATAGACATATGAAAATTTATTTTAGCCATACGTTTATTCTCGTACGTGGATGAATGTTGCGTTGATATAATTGTCCCTTTACCCCAGTGTTGAGAAAACAACTCTGGGTTAGAATTTGGGTTTCCACACCGAGATGGATCATTCACCTTCCCACCATCCGTGACACCACTCGTCCATTCTGCAGTATCATCAATAAATCGATCTTCAATGAGACCACATTCCGAACACGTCGGTAATCCTTCTGGGGAGAAAACTTTTACTCCTGAACATTCTTTGCATATATTTGTATTCACTAGCTTTTCTTCTGTTGTTTTTGGTAATAGGGCGTCCAATTCGGACCATATGATTGCCAGCATTGTTTTTGATTGTGGCAACCTTTTTTAGATGTTTCATAAAACGCATTATTGACTTAGGCGTCTGACACGAGTTTCGATCATATCAATAGTCTCCTTGAAACTCTTCCCACCCGAAGTGGATGGTTTCCACTTGTTCCACTCTTTATCAATCTCTTCATGACCTACTGGTAAGTCGATATCTTGACCCACTATTTCACTATCAGATACAACGAAACCCTCCAAATCAGACTCATCATCATGACCGTCATCATAAATATCACTGTCATTATCCTCGATATCGATTTCGCTATAATAAGCAAACATGTCAGCACCCAAATCTTTCATCTCAAGATCCTTAAAAGATGTCCCACTTGGGTGGTGTTCCGTCACACTTTCGTAAGGTGTGGGAGATAAGTCTCCACTGTCTATTTTATAGACACATGCAGATTTATAAATAAGTTCAGTGGGATTAAGATATCTCAGGCCGAGAGTATTACCAGTATTCATACCAACAATCCCATACATCTCATCTTCCAAACCGTCTTCGTTTACTAACACTTTTACAATGTCGTCCTGATTTATTTCAGATGGCACAATCATGCTTATAGTTTTTAGACAAAAAATATTCAGGGATAATATCACAGATGAAAGTTATTATTTATTCGAAGGAAGGATGTCAATATTGCGACCACGCGGTTACATTAAGTCAGGAGGAGAGCCTGGATTATGAAAAAATTATAGTGGACAAAGAAGAACTCAAGAAGTTGTGTGGTGACACTGTAACAGCCTACCCTCAAATATTTATTGACGGAAATCATATCGGAACATACTTCGATTTTCAAGACTACATGGAAAATGACTACGAACCAATTCTCGCCCCTACCCTAAACAGATTTACCGTCTTCCCCCTGAAGTATCCAGACCTCTGGGAACTCTATAAGAAGGCTCAAATGTCCAATTGGACTGCTGAAGAGATAGATCTCTCTAAGGACCTGGACGACTGGAAAACACTCAATGATAATGAACAGAAGTTTATCAAGTATATCCTGGCGTTTTTTGCCGGATCCGATGGAATTGTTTTTGAAAATATTAACAACAACTTTGCTGATGAGGTGCAAATATCTGAAGCTCGCTCATTCTATGCCTATCAGTGCCATAATGAGATGGTTCATGGTGAGACATATTCTAAACTTATTGATAAATATATCAAAGATCCTAGTGAAAAAAAACAACTTTTCGAGGCTATTCAAACTGTACCCTGTATCGAAAAGAAGGCCAATTGGGCCCTTAAATGGTTCGATGCCAAATCCAAGACTTTTGCCGAACGTCTCTTCGCTTTCGCTTGTGTCGAAGGCATCTTCTTTTCTGGAAGTTTTTGTGCCATTTACTGGCTAAAGAAAAGAGGACTCATGCCCGGTCTCTGTTTTAGTAATGAGCTCATCTCACGGGATGAAGGGCTTCACCAAGAGTTTGCAGTCGAACTCTTCAAACAACTCCGCAATAAACCGTCGACGGAGACACTTCATACCATCATAAAAGAGGCTGTCGAGATTGAGAAGAATTTCATCTTAGACGCTCTCCCATGTAACCTCATCGGTATGAACTCCGATAAGATGTCCGAATATATTGAGTATGTCTCCGATCGTCTCTTAAAACAGATTGGGCAACCCCCAATTTGGAACTCAAAAAATCCTTTCGACTTCATGGAAAATATTAGTCTCGATGGGAAGACAAACTTTTTTGAAAAAAGGGTGGGTGACTATGGGAAAATGGATGATGTATCAGATGATATCGGTTTCGATGAAGAATTCTAAAAAAAATATCATCGTACAGTATAAATAATGCAGAGACCAGCCCTACTTATATTTATTATCATACTCATGTTGGGAATTGGTTTTATGATCTTATATCAAATGGGATATTTAGAACAATTTTTTACACAGGAAGGCGATGTATGTGAACCTGAAGGTACCGCTGATTCTAATGCAACATACACTCTAAATGCAGACAAGGAATGTGTATTTACATGTAAAAGTGGTTACAAAAAAGTTGGTGGTGTCTGCATCGAAGATACTACGGGTGATGAATGCACAGCAGATGATATGGATTCTCGAGGAACTTACGCGTATAATACCAGTGGTACTTGTGTTTTATCTTCGTGTAATGAAGGATATGATGTAAATGGTACAGCGTGTGCAAAGAAGCTTCCTATGGCGCAACATGTTCGAATTGAACGACCATACGGAGAAGCAATTAGACTGCTTGAAATTGAAGTGTATAATCAAAATGGTGCGATCATATCAAGTGGGAAAGACGTTACGGGTGCTCCGGATGCGGTGAATCTCGATAATCTCGTAGATACTTTTTATATTCAAGACGATGTTGGCACTGTTACAGGCACGAGTGCTGAATCTCCGTATATACAAATTGATCTCGGTTCATTACAACAAATTGGTTCTATCAAAATATTTAAGGATACGGCAGAGTATCCACGACAAGTTCCCGCAGGTGAGGTCGGTACAGCTGTGATGATTGGCGATGATAGTCTCAAAAATGCGACTGTGAAGTTGTTAGGTGCGGATGGTACCAATGTTACTGCTGTGACCCCAATGACTAATACGGAAAAAAAGGTGGCGGTATACGATTTTAGTGCCGTCACTCCCGCATGGGTGTACATGGATGAGGTTGATGCATAATTCAGTAAATAACTCACAATTTCAATCTTAAAATGTGTACATACATTTTAAGAGTGATTGATTGAATAAATATTTAATTAAAACAGGTTGCCATCGGAAGATACAGACATGGGTTCGAGGGTACGTCCAGTATTCTCTAACTCTATCTGTGGTTCGGCGAAACCAGGTTTCGCATCGGGTGCGTCAACCATAGGACCTGGGGGTTGTATCACAACCTTCTTACCCTTTTCCCTTTTTTTATCACCACAACCACAACCCGTATCCTTTTTTTTATCACCGCAACCACACCCCTTTTTAGAGGACTTCTTCTTGTTTTGTAGGTTCATCATACCCCACACGATGAGTATAAAGACAACAGTGTGTACGAGAAGTCCGAGTGTAGAGGGACACCCTGTTGGTGTCGCAATTGCGGGGCCTAATACCCGCCGGACGAGACGGAACGTTTCGGGGTTCGCGACAATGAAAAATGTAAGACCCGAAATAACGGAAATGATAAACTTTTCCTGTTGTTTCTCACCGTTGCAGCCACATCCACAATCTTTAAAAACACCCATAATTACTTTTAACATATGTCAACAAAAAAAAATACTTAAAGTCAAGCCTCATAATGTATATATAACCAACCAACAATGTCGCTCACTATCCAACGCTCTACTGAATTCTCCTCTGCCTCTGTGCAATTTTCAAAATTTCGTAAAAACAAAAATGGCGGTAAAGCCGTCTACCTGAATAGCGGCGACAACAAAAAAATTTACGTTCAATTTCCTTTTATGCGATCACCATATGGCCTGAGTGCTTTTACTGACGAAGGTACAGGGCGCACCTCGTATTCGTTAGATCTTTCATTTGATCCCGATAACACCGAAGCGATGGAACTGCACGACAAACTCAAAGAACTCGATGATATAATCGTAGATACTGTCGCCAAGAACTCCAAGGAGTGGCTCGGTAAAGAGTTTAACGTCGCTGTCCTGAAAGAAGCACTCTACAAACCCATGATTCGCCCTGGTAAAGAGCAGTACCCAGCCACTATTAAACTCAAGATTCTCACCAAACCAGATGGTACATTTGTTCCTGAAGCATACTCCATGCAGAAACAATCTGTCTCTGTCGACAGCATTGAAAAGGGTCAAAAATGTATGGCTATCGTTGATCTTAATCAAATCTGGTTCATCGATAACAAGTTCGGTGTGACTATCCGCCTTCAACAGGCCCTTGTTGAACAGTCCGCCAAACTCCCATCATTCGCCTTCCAGGGTGTTGATCTTCCTACCGATGTCGATGTTGAAGACGAGGAAGATGAAGAAGTCGATGAATAAATATATCACACAATAAAACTTAAAATCCTCATTGGTAAGAAGAAAAATCTTCTTACGAATAAGTAAGTATGACAAACCTTGAGAGTAATCTCAAAAAAATATTACGAGGTAAGAAGGCGTGTACTCCAGGTAATTTTTTAAAGGTTCCATTTTGGCCATATGGAAAGATGAAACCCGCCAAAGGTAGAATGTTGGGACAAGGACAATACAGTAAAGTATATAGAGGGAGTATCAACGACAATGGTCGTCGTTATGTTGCCTACAAAGAGATAGATACAAGTAAGAATACAGTGGGGTCAGGTGCGTTTGAATACAAGGTTGCAAAACAATTGAAGGGGTATGGCGTTCCTGATCAATATATGTATAAGAAATGTGAAAGTATGGACATTCTTTACCTAGAACATATCAAAGCTAAGGAATTCGATATATGGTGGAAAACCAACCCAGGAATGGAGGAGATAAAATCTGTCATGCTCCAAGTTTTGTATAATTTATATAGAATTAAACAGGAATTCCCCGGATTCAGACATCATGATCTTCATGGTGGTAACATTCTCGTACGCCCCGTGCCGACCAAGGAAATTGTGATACGTTTGGGGGAAAATCAATCATACAAGGTCTCAAATGGTGGTGTGGAAGCTGTTATGATTGATTTTGGACTGTCAGTTTTTCCTAGGATAACTAATCCCGTTATTTCAAATGGTGGATACGAATATGTGGGAATATCAAAGAAATCCCACCCCCAATATGATTTACACACCTTCCTGAATACTGTTTGGATTAAAGTGATTAGACCTAAAAATGAGAATGAGCGCAAGATACATGAATTTATCAAATCTCTCATCCCTACAAAGTATCTAGGTGTTATGGTAATGAAAAAACAAACTATTCTACGTCGTATTGGTATAGATGAGGGTAAAGGAGATATTCCAGGATTCAAAACGGTTTTGAATCACTCATTCTTCACCGGTGAAAAGAAAGTAAGTAAGCTTAATAAGGTTCTCAAAAATATTACCTCTAAGACCAAACTCCAAAAACCCACGATCATCGGTGTTCCCAATAAGAAGTCTCCAGTGAATCAGAAAGCGGCGTTGTCTCGTGCAGTGACTATAATGAAAGCAAAACAAAAACCGATTATTCGCCGAAAATAATATTATTATACACTATAAACAATGCTCGCTTTCATTATTCTCGCGATTATCAACATAATCATTCTGACGAAAACTGGTCAGGCCAAGAAGGCCGCCCCCCCAGTCGGGGAGGAAAAGGGTTGGACTGTTTACGGGACCATGGGGTGTGGCTGGACTCGTAAGCAACTTGAACATATGAAAAAAGCTAACAAGGCTCACACCTTTGTCGATTGCGACAAAGAGGAGTGTAAGGGTATGAAGGCCTTCCCCACCCTCGTCAGTCCTGATGGGGAAAAAACTGTTGGATACAAAGAGGTTTAAATACCTCGGACGACGGTGAGACCGATGGAAAGTATGAACGCATCAAGCATGGTGGTGATGGGTTTGAGCACGGTGATATGCTTCACAAGAGCACGGTTCCACACGAGGCGGAGAAGGAAAGTACTGATGAGGATGGTGAGTGCAAACAAGAGAAACTCGGTGAGCATATCAGACTTAGTGCGAGCCTTTGAAACTTCCTGGATCATTTATTAGATGTCAATATTTTTTTTCTATTCCAATTACAAATGAAAGGTCTACCTGTGAGTGGTTCCGAAAATCGATTTACCAATAGACGGTGGGGGTCGTCTACTGGTATCGGTAACAATAATTGTTATGCCTATGCCGTAGGTGACTATGAGGCTTATAGATGGCAAAAGTCTATTCCGGGTGATCGTTCCGGTATGTCAAATGGGTATCACAACTATACACATTGCACCACTCTTCCAAACCGTGTCGTATCAGACAACCCCAAGAAGGTGTACAAAGTTGGTGCAAATGAAAAATGTAAGAAGGGGTACTTCAAGGTGATGATGTTTGTGTCTCCTGGAAGACCCACAAACTATATCCGTCAAGGTGATTTTCATTTTTACAAACAACACAATGTTGTTGAGTATCGAATCAAAGTTGGAGACACCATCGCTTCAGTCGCGAAGTTTTTCAAAATTCCCGACTCAAGGATAAAGAGGGCTGGACCATTTAAAGTTGGTACACGTATCATATTCAAGGCGAACGTATTCAGTCACAAGCGTGGGTGGGCGACTGGACCACTTCTGACTGATGCGAAAGGTAAAGCGATCGTAGATCCTCGTAAGGCTTCTAGGAACTACCCAGGTCTAAACTATGAGAAATATTGTAGTTCATTCTGCGTGAAGAACCGAGGGATCAAAGTCGGAAAGACTCACCGCAAGGTCTGAAAGAAGACTGTCAAGGTCTAAGGTTTCTTCTACATCGAAGGTTATATCAAACATATCCATCACACTTAAAACAGATTCATCATTCAAGTACACAGAGTTTGCA